CTTTACGCTCATATCAGGGGATCACTCCCCCTACTCAACGTGCTACACCTGAGAGTTTACCCCCCCCCAGGCTTAAAGCAGATGCACGCCTTTGGCCCACAACGCGATGTGGATTATTGGAACTGCTATTCCATAAATTAATATGAAGCTATTATTATTATTATTATTACAGATAGTTAAAATAATTATTATCGATATAGCACGACACATTTCTTGAAAACACTCCACATTAATGGCTTTACGGTCTCTGCATGCGGCAGTTCAGCTCACAACACTTTCCGACTTGGTTTCCAGGTGGGACTCCCCGTTCCTTACGGGTCTATGGTGAAGGCATTACTTAACCTCCCATCCTCCGTCTGCCAAGTTTTCCAATGTTGCTGCCCGGGAGGGTGACTAGCCCCACTGCGCGCCCCAACATGCTAAACCAGCCAAACATTTAAATAAATATTAATACGCAACGCCCAGAAACTGGATTTCTGCTCTAAGGTTTCCCTGCGCACTGTTGTATGTGTACGAACCCACTTGATTCTCACTTACTGCTGTTTCATTGCGAATACCGACACTAAACGCATACGGCTCTGAAGCATCCTGGACCCAGATAAGATCATCATACTCCAAAATCATGTCGTCATTGTCTGTACCCCCAACCTCCACGGTCTTAAAGCCACGAAGACCAGCATACCCAGTGTAGCCTGCTACTGTAGCACCGGTGCTATCAAGTATGGCTTTCACTGCTAAGGTGGGTGTTGCAGTGGCAAGATTGTCTGTCTTAAGCCACTTCACCATCTCCGCACCAAACATCGCGAAGTTCTGCCAATTCCCAGGTAGGGTGACACGAACGCGGTAGATGCCCGCGCGTTTGAACTTAAAGCTTTGCACGCCCGCCCCACTCGTGGTTGTGTGGACAACCTTATTGATTGAGGTGAACTGTAGAGCTGTTGTTCGAACAACGGTAGGAGATTGAATAACAAGGCCGAGATCACCCTGTCTATTCCCGCCATTAGTCAAGATCGTGAACGTAAAATTTGTACACGTCTTGGAATTGGTAGCCAGTGATGTGCCGAAATAGTCGACACCTCCGTCTCCGCTTGAAGCCGCAGTGGTAATCAGCGTTTGCGGCACCGCATAAGGCACATCCGCTACGATAGTGCCGGTGTCGCTGTGAGGGTTAAATAGGCGCACCGAATATTCGAATTCCAAATATCCGACAGCGGCTGTGGCGTCGCCAGCCGTGCAGCAAACAAACAACCGGCCCGCATCATACAGAGCAAAGTCAGGCACGCCCTTGGTGCGTGTAAGCAACTTCCTTCCCTTAACATACTTCGTCAAGTCCAGAGTCACCTTTTCCCTAACTGGCCCAGTAGTGGAGCATATAGCATTTCGAGCATCTGTAAACGTCTGAGGTGCATTGGAGTTTGGATTGGGGTCATAAGTGAGTACGACCAAGCCGGGAGTTAAGGTTGAACACACCGGCACGTAATGAGCGCGCAAAGAAACGAACTCATAATTGTCGTACTCACCAGCAATGCCCGACAACCACTTACCCATAGGCAACCCATGTGAATACGTGCTTATAGCTGGCTGAATTGCAAACAACGAATTAACCACAAAAGTAGATGAATTCGGTATAACATCTGCCGCCACCTCTTTGTGGGCGACTGACGTTTGCCCTCTATTGGTAGAGAGCATTGGCTGCGTGTTGCGGCTATAAACATTAACCGCAACAGGGCTGGACTTATTCGCCTTACGCTTAGGCTTGGGTGCAACGACCCGCGTTTTATTATTAGTCTTATTAGCCATCTTATTACCTTTGGCCATTTACAAGTTAATTTAAAAGTCACTCTAAATTAAATTATTACTTAATATTTATACTATTGTATGTAATATCCCATTGGGGTCAGGCTGTGAATCTGCCGCAACTTTCTGCAATATTCACTGGATAATGCCGCAAGCCGGCGTAACTCATGTTGCGCAACTCGGCTTCCATTTCCACCTGTACACTAGGTAAAATTCCAAATGCCTTCCAGAAACTCACTCGAGTGTCGTCCAAAATGACACTGTGCTCGTTCCCTCGCACCATCTGGCGCGAGGCACGCATGAATCCCGAGTCTGACACCAATAGAGAACGACCCACTCTGCTATTGACGCCATTCCGATGGTAAGCCAGGTACAGCTCCTTGTAGATTGGCATGTCACCATACAACGCCAACCCACCCGTGCCTATCTGGTAGGACCATTGACGGAACGCCAGTTCTGTCGTAGAGGCGAGAGACATAGCATCTTTGCCCAACGCCGCGACAGGCTGTCGTACCATCACCCATTTATCCAAGCTTGAGTCGACCAATACCGGCTGTGCCTGGCAAAACACAACCTCCTCAAACTCATACACCGGGTCCTCCACCTCCATCTCGAATCCATACTTGAGGAACCACTCGCTCAACCCTGATAGCTTGGGGTAGTCACGTCTGTCCATAAACAATACGCAATCATCCCCATTGTTAGCCAAGTCACACTTGACACCAATTTCCCTCGTGTATTCACGGATCAACGAACACATTATCATGCAATTTCCTAATGATGTGTTCATATCCCCGCTAGCACGGGTCCCTTTGGATCTATAAGTCAACTTGTGGCCATCAAGGTAAGCATATCCGTCATTGTTTAGCTGCAATTTTAACAAAGCAGCCAACTCAGGGCACTTAAAAATAGAGTTGTAAACACTATGCTCCCACTTAAGGGCTTCATAGCTTACGTGCTGGTCGAACCGGCTAGCATCTAACCCTATTGCAACGGGCTGGCTATACTTCAACCATTTCCGCCTCATTTGCTGTGCGACTTCCTCAATTGTTACACCTTTCATGACGACTTTCTCCTCCTCATCGTCACCCCAATCCAGGGCCAAAGCACGATACATCTCGTCTTCGATCCTGCGGGTATACCTGCCTAACGCTATATTGTATACAGGAGTTCGCGGTTGAATGACCCGAGGAGCAGGGTCAATTTTCTTAGTGAAGTTGATTTTCTCATACTTCACAAACGCCTTAATTCTGGCGTCTCGCTTGCTCCATCCCCTAGTCCGTTTTTCCTCAGCGGCTGCCGCGTACAGGTTACGCTTGTTCGAAGGACTCTGCTCCACAAATTGTTTATCCGTGAGCGGTTCTACTGTACCGAATTGCGTGACCCGTGCAGCCAATCGTCTGGACACGTGACCTAGTTTCTTCCACTCCCCCTCATGAGGTTGGGGAGTTGGGACCAATCCATTGGCAGACTGGACATTGAATACCCGTTCGTTCAACGCCCGTATTAGATTGGGAAGATTATTGTTATGTGCGCCGAAATCTTGCCGACTAGACATGTGGGGCGCTAATACTACATATCTAGCCCTACTGGGGGGCGCTCCTACATGCGGAATGACTACTATGCCCTTGAACGACTGGCCGGAATGATACTCAACAGCCTCTGTCGTTCTAGCGTCCATCCGCACGAGGCACCCCTATTTAGTAAGGGTGCTTCCTGCCCCCGCAAGCCGCTGGAAAAATTCTTCGCCCTCATCTTGGACAAAATATGCGGCTTCCACTGCATCAGTGAAAAATTTGCGTTGGCAGCGCTTGATCACAATCGTGCGCTCCTCCCCGTCGACCCCGACTACCTTCACTCCATCCTTAACAGCCCCGTCAATAACCTGCTTAATCAACAACCTCAAACAGCGGCGATCGTTAAGGTCCTCCTTGTTGAATCTGCATTTGCCCGTGCAATAAACCTCCTCGGTCAATGCTTTGACGATTCTCGCATTTCGCGTGAATCGGTTGTTCTCTCGATGGACGCTGTTACGTGGTCGGCTAGCAACGCGGGCCCCATATGTGGCGTCAAATTTCTGTCGACACCACTCCATAAACCCGACCTTAGCCTCAACCTTGACATCATCCTCACCCCACGTGTCAATGCCATTGTATTGTGCTGCACTTGTAGCAGCGGCAGCAATCACCTGGCGGCGCTTTCTCCATGCAGCCCAGCCGGTGCACCGCTCCCATAACGATGTCTTCGTCACACCCTCCACAATTGTGTCATCAGTGACACAGCCGACAACCGGTGGACTCTCAATTATGTCACCACTTTCATTGCCATCATGGACTGTTCCGGAGGGCGCACCAACGGAGGTACGAGAGCTTCCAATATTATCATTGGTGCTGCTGGTATTATTATTAGTGTTATTATTATGATTATTATTATTATGATTATTATTATTATCACCGGTGTTAGCACAAACACTCTCAGAACACGCGGCTCCAGTGTCATTTCCATTTGTGTAACTCACCACAAAGTGGTGGTCACCGTCTGGACCTTCAATTGGTCGGACACTCACAACTGGCGTTGGCGCTGATTCGCTTCGCTGGCTGGCCGCACTTACCGGACGCCTAATTGGCCCGATGTTTGGCCTTTTCGATGCTTCTTTGGCCCGCCGTAATCTGCTGACATTGGCCTCATGGTTTGCAAAATACCCTGCAAACCGTTCTGCATCCTCGTGGGAGTCAAATTCCCCAATGTACCTCTTCTCACCGTTAATGAACGCTTCAAGCTGGCGCTTTTTCCTGGCATGCAACCACTCATGGCTGTAGGCCTGCGCTGCAGCTTCATTAGGAAACGTTCCAATATGTCGAACACCTCCTTCATCCATGATGTCCAACTTAACGGGTTTGCGGCCCACTGGTATCGCCTCAATTCCCTCCTCCACGATTGGTGTTGACTCTACACCCGCGACTACGCCACGCACTACACCTCCATCACACACTCCATCCATGTCGACAGGAAAACCCTCCTCATAAACCCTCAAGCCCATGGGAACAACTTCCCCATTGACTACAATAGGCTCCCTGCCCTCGACATGGTCACGCACTAATTGCCCTATGCACACTGCCTGCTCATCAGACACAGCTACAACTTGGCAACATCGCTCCACCACCGATGCTAACGATTCAGACCACAAAGGGTCAGACCGCACTGTGCACTCTGGTGCTGGGACACGGCTACGGGTAGTCACTCCGTTGCCGGTCGACAGGGCTGCTAGTTTAAACATGACAACCCC